GCTGGTAGAGTTATCTTCCAGTATGGTCCGTCTTACACAGAAAGTATGCGTATCACTTCAACAGGCAACGTTGGCATTGGTACTTCGAATACTGCTGAAGCACGCTTGACTGTTGATGGTAATGTCAGAATATCATCAGCCGGTGTTGCAAGACTTATCATTGAAGCCGATACCGATAACGTTACAGAAACAGATCATGCTCAAATCTTGATGAGACAAGATGGTAGTGGAACAACAGCAAGAATTGGTTACTTTAACGGTTCTAACGATTTCGAAATTGTACATGAATCATTTAATGAGCTTCATTTTGGTACAAATAACACCAAGCGTATGCGTATTGATTCATCAGGTAATGTTGTAATCGGCGCAAGTGCAACAAATTATAAACTTGAAGTGGTTGGTTCATTTGCTGCAACAACCAAGTCGTTCGTTATCGATCACCCAACAAAGCCAGATATGAAGCTACGTTATGGATCTCTAGAAGGTCCTGAAAACGGTGTGTACGTGCGCGGTCGTCTAGACGGTCAGAGCATTATTGAGCTTCCTGACTATTGGTGGAATCTAATCGATGAATCAACAATCACAGTAAACTTGACGCCAATTGGCAAGAGTCAAGACCTATGGGTGCAGTCAACTTCCGCTTATTTCATTCATCTTAACCAACCAGCAGAGTGCTTCTTCACTGTGTTTGCGGAGCGTAAAGACGTTGAGAAGCTAGAAGTGGAGATTTAAGAATGGGTGTTCGATACAATCCAAGAAGTATAAATGACAGTGTGGTTTGTGCAATAGATTTTGCAAATGTGAAGAACTATGACTCAACAAATCTAACAGCAAAGTGTGCTTTTACAGGAATTCCATTTACAACGGTTAACCCTAGCTATGTTAACGTTAGCAATGGATTTGCTCAGTTTACCCGCGCGGCATCGGCTCCAACAAATGCTGAAAAAGATTTGGCTGGTGGCACTATCAAAACATCAGGTTTAGCCGCATCAAGTTACACATCGGCTAAAGTTGCAAACTTTTTCTATAACAATCATACTTGGGAAGTACTCTTTCGTATTGATGATATAGCTCCTTCTAACTATGATGCAAACGAAACGGCGAGTACGGTTGTTGCATTTAAAGGATATAATGCAGGTTTCACTTATAGCTCGCCAACTCTAAGATACAACATTTGGAATGGAACAACAAATAGCGTAATTTGCGCCTCATGGACTATCGCAAGCGAAACGCCTGTCGGAACATGGAATCATGTTGGTGTAACACGATCTGGCGATCTTTTCACAAAGTACACTAAAGGTCAACCTATCTCCACACTGACGCAAGCGTTAACAGTTAACAATGGTACTACAGGAACTTTAGGTGATATTGGTATAGCAGCAACTTACGGCGTAGGATCAAACTTTATTAACTACGGTAAAGTATCTGTTGCATTGTTCAGAATGTACAGTCGTGCGCTGACGGATGCAGAAATGTTACAGAACTTTGCAGCTACGCGCGGGAGGTTCAATCTTTAATGGCACTAGCACACTCTCCTAAAATCATAACAAATGGATTAGTGGTATATCTAGATGCCACCAATCGCAAGTCTATGAGTTCTGGATCAACAAAATGGTCTGACCTCATTGGTGGATATCACGCTAATCAAGTAGGTACTCCATCTACTATTGTTTCGGTTGATCCTTCATATGCACAAGATTTTACAGATTCAAACTATTATCAAATCTCAAATCTTGCTGGTCCAGGAACAAGCGATCTGACTTTTAGTTTTTGGGTATACTTTACAGATGTTACTACGCAGGCTAGCACCATTCTTACGTTGGATTCAGGCGGATCAGCACAGTTTATCGTTAGAGTAAACTTTTCCAATTCTTCAACTGTATATCTAAACGGATCAGGAGCAACTCAGTTCGCTCTTACTTTCGCAGATGCGTTTCTGATTAATAATTGGTACAACATAGTAGTGACAAGAAAAAGCAACGTCTTCAATGCGTATAGAAACTCTGTCAAAAGCGGAAGTTCAGGCACAATAACCGATTCTTTTTCAGGAACACCTACATATACTTTAGGTAAACTTCTTGTCGCCGGCGGACAATATTTGTTAGGTAGATATGGCGCCTTTCAGTATTATAATCGCGGGTTAACAGACTCAGAAATCGAGCAAAACTTCAATGCTCTCAGAGGAAGATTTGGAGTATGAGTGTTCATGGTGGACCAGCTAACTGGTGGACAGACTATACTGAAGATGGTCAATCATATATAACAACAAAGGGTGTTGTTACTCCCAATTTGTTCTTTAATATAGATGCAAGTTTGGTTGATAGCTATCCAGGATCAGGAACAACATGGAATGATTTGAGCGGCAATCTAAACACAGGCACGTTTTTCAACTATACGACTCCCGTGAGTGATGAACTGAGCATATCTTTCAACAATACGACACAATATGTTTCGTTTGGTAATGCGGCTTCGTTTACACCAGATTCGACCGGAGGCCTTACTATAGAAGCTTGGATCAATCCTGCGAGTTTTGGTGGCAGCAGCTTAGGAAGAATTTTTGACAAACAAAACGCTGGCGCAGGATATGTACTGTTTTTAGACAATTCTACGGTCGCTAATGGATTGAGATATGGAACACAAACAGTAACAGCGGCGGTGGATGCCGATTCTGTAGCAAACGTCATAACTCTAAGCACATGGCAGCAAGTAGCTGTAACACAGTTAGGTTCTACGGTAACATTCTATGTGAATGGAGTAGCAGTGAAGGTTTCATCTCTAGCGTTTCCTTTTCCTACCGTCACATCTAGAACCGTGTACCTAGCAAATAGAGGCGACACTCTAAGAGGGTTTGATGGAAAAATATCATCTGTTAGATACTATAACAGAAGCTTATCGGCCGCTGAAATACAAAGAAATTTTAATGCTCTAAGAGGAAGATTTGGAATCTAAATAGCATCATGGCAAACACATATAAAAACATAGTTATTACTCCCAATAGAGATACAATCGCTAACATTGTACCGTCGATCCAGTTTTCTGGCGGCGATATAACATCTAATACAGATATCACTCTGAAAGTGTATACCACTTCAAACGGCACATTGTCATTTGAGGGTTCAGCAGGTCAGTTATTCTCTATCACCAATGACCTTGGAAACTCAATCTTCTCAGTCAATGACGTTTCTGGTATCCCAGCGATTGATGTAGCAGCTAATGGTGATATCTACTTTGTTCCATATGGCGGCAATGTTAACATGTCATCTGCTGGCGCCTTAAAGATTGGTAGCAACATAGTTCTCAAATCTATCAGACAGAATATTATTTTAGGCGATAGAGCCGGCGCCAACGTAATCATAGGCACAGGATCTCAGGCTACGATTGTTGGTTATGAAGCTATGTCTAACACGGGAGCAAACGTAACTGGTGGCGTAGCGGTAGGATATCAAGCTTTAAGAGACGTTATTACCGGCAATAACAACATCGCACTTGGCGACTATGCTGGAGCGAACATCACTTACGGTTCAAACAACTTAATACTTGGATCATACACTGGCGATTTGGCGCCAATATTCTCGACAGGAAATAACTGGATCGTATTCTCAGGAACGCTCGGTAGAGTTAAAATGGTTGTCGATCCAAATGGATTTGTAGGCATCGCAAACACAAAACCAGAAGCAAATCTTCATATTGGCGGCGAACTTTTTGTTTCGCTGAATTTAGTTTCACATTTGGATGTTATCGGCGAAGTTGCCGAGTTTGCTCACGATTCAAACTCTTATGTTCAGGTGCATGTTAGAAACGCAAATACTGGATCAAGAGCTTCGGCTGATTATGTTGTAACTGCTGATATTGGTACAGACGCTTCTGAATATATCGATCTTGGTATTAACAATAGCACATATAATGATCCAACATTCAATATTGCTACCGCTAAAGACGGTTATCTTTATACTTCTAACGGCAATTTAGCTATTGGCACAGCAAACGTAGGTAAGAACTTAGTGTTCTTCACCGGCGGCACTCTAGCTATTAATGAGCGTATGCGTATCGATAGCTGGGGTAACGTTGGTATTGGTACAGCTAACGCAATTGAAAAACTTACAGTTCAAGGTTCAATCATTGCTAATAACGGTCTTGCTTTCACTCCAACAACCGTAGCTTGGACTAGTGCAGCTTTACTTGCAAACGGTGCATTTGGCGGTGGACTTGCCCTGCTCGACGGCGGCTCCGGTTTTGCTCTATACACAAAAGATTTTGGTAATACATTCACAATTTCGCAAGGCTCTCAAGGCACTGGCACCAATGAACGTATGCTGATTTCAAATACCGGCAATCTCACTCTAATAGGTAACTTTGCGGCTACAGGCAACTTGCATGTTACAGGTATTGGTAACACTATTGGATATGGCATCGGTTCAGGCAGCACAATCACACAAGCCACAAGCAAAACGACAGGTATCACTGTTAACAGACCAACAGCTAACCTTGTGACGGCCGCGACCGCCCTAACAGCTAACGCAACAGCAGCTTTCGTTGTGACAAACTCTGTTGTAGGCGCTAATGATGCTATTGTTGTCAATTCGAGAAATGGTAACTATCGCATTAAAGCCTACAACCAATCAGCCGGCGCGTTCACTATCGGTTTAACCAATGAAACAAACGGCAGCTTGTCCGAAGCCGTGCGTATCACTTTTGCTGTAATCAAAGGACAAGGAGCTTAATAAATGCCAAGAATTACAGTTTGGAAAAACAACATCACAGATGAAATTCGTCTTGCACAGTTGTCGGATGACCCTATTGATGGATCGCATGAAGATCAACTAGCTTTTATGACAACTACAGAAAGCTATGCGGACTATACTTGCGTAGATAACGACTATGCTGGAACTTTTCCGGATAATGATGATGTGTCAAATTGGCGTTGGAATGAAACAGGAATTTTCTATGTTCCTCCTGCACCAATTGTGCCTGAGTTTGTCACACCTAGACAAGTCAGACTTCTTCTATTGCAACAGGGGCTACTAGATGAAGTTGAAGCTATAATAGCTCAATCTGACCGAGCTACACAGATCACATGGGAATTTGCTATTCAGTTCAATAGAAACGACCCTCTATTGCAAGCTCTAGCCAATAACCTTAACCTGACAAGTGAACAAGTTGATCAGTTTTTTATCGCAGCCTCTCAATTATAATGGAGAAATATTATGGAAATAAATTTTAAGGTCACTATCGAAGAAGGTAACTTGATTCTAGCCGCGCTCTCAAAGCTTCCTTATGAAGTTGTCGTAGGTCTCATTTCAAAGCTGCAAGATCAAGCTAAGTCTCAGATTATGACTCCTGGTGAGCCAACATAAATACCTAAAAAGAGGAAACTATGGCTATCCCAACCAACAGAGAACAACATAAAGATTGGTGTCTACGCCAGCTAGGTCATCCAGTTATTCAGATTAACGTCGATGATGATCAGGTTGACGATTGCGTAGACTCGGCTCTCCAGTACTATCAAGACTTTCACTTTGATGGTGTTGAACGTTGGTATCTGAAACATCAGTTGACGGAAGAGAACGTAAACAACAGATATATTCCAATCACCGACAACATTATTGGTGTTACCCGTATTTTCCCAATCAGTTCAACAAACGCTGCAATCAATATGTTTGACTTGAGATACCAACTACGTTTGCATGAACTATATGATTTTACATCAACTTCATATGTTAACTTTGTGCTAACGCAGCAACATCTTCGTACTTTAGATATGCTGTTCTCCGGTGAGTCGCCAATTCGTTTTACCAGACACTCTAACAAGCTAATGCTCGACACAAACTGGGCAATGCTTCAGGCTGGCGAATGGCTAATCATCGAAGGATACATCATTCTCGATCCTAACACATACGGAGATGTTTGGAATGATCGTATGCTCAAGCGTCTGACAACCGCCCATATCAAAAAGATTTGGGGTAACAACATGAAGAAGTTTGGCGGTATGCAGCTACCTGGCGGCATCATGATGAATGGTCAGCAAATCTATGATGAAGCTGTAGCTGAAATCAAAGAGGTTGAAGACCTTATCCGTAATACTTACGAAGAACCACCAAACTTCTTGATCGGATAATAGATGGCAACGTCCAACTACTTCAATAACTTCAGTGCCAGACCTACAATGGAACAGCTTTTGCTGGAGGACTTGATTGTCGAGTCCATCCATATAATGGGTCATGACGTTAAGTATATGCCTAGAGAAGACATTGCTGATATGGACCAACTATATGGCGAGAACATACAGAGTGTGTTTAATAGAGCTTATACTATGGAAATGTATCTGGCTAACGTAGAAGGTTATGAAGGTGAAGCAGACTTCTTCTCTAAGTTTGGCGTTGAGATTCGTGAAACAACCAACTTTGTTATTGCCCGCAGAACATTTGAACGTTACGTACCATCTTCTTTGACCATTCGTCCTCGCGAAGGTGATCTAATTTACGTTCCTGTTCTACAGAAGATTTTCGAAATCAAGTTCGTAGAGCAAGAAATGCTGTTCTATTCATTAGGCAACAGAACTTCTTACATGTACGAATTACGTTGCGAAGTCTTCCGTTACTCTCAAGAGAACTTCAATACTGGCGATTCTATTATTGATGATATTGAGAACTCTACAGCATACACTGTCACTCTTGATCTTGGTACAGGATCAGGTGAGTATTTTGATGGTGAACTTGTATATCAGGGTGCCAATGCTGCATACTCTACTGCTTCTGGTGAAGTATCTAGTTGGAATTCATCTATCAAGCAGCTACAAATTGTCAACGTCAAAGGTGCATTTACCAATTCGCAGGCTCTCAAAGGCGAGCTATCTAGCGCCAATTACAATCTAATTGCGACCGATCTTCTAAGCAATGCGGCAACCTATGATATGGCAGACAATAAGAACATTCAGGATGAAGCTACAGAGTTTATTGACCTGAGCGAAATCAATCCGTTTGGAGTACCATAATGTTAAGCAATGCCTACTTCTATCATAAGCTGACACGCAAGTATGTCATTGCCTTTGGTAACATGTTCAACAACATTACCATGAAGAGACTTAGCTCTTCTGGTAACGAAATTGAGCGTATGAAGGTGCCAATCGTTTATGGTCCAAAAGACAAGTATCATACTCGTCTGAGAATGGATCCAGACTTGAACAGGCCGGTTCAGGTTGTTCTACCTAGAATGTCGTTTGAGCTTAAGGGTATTACTTACGATTCGGTAAGAAAGCAGAATTCTCTACTTCGTATATCTAAAGAGTCTAATCCAATTAGAGCAAAGTCTCAGTATATGGGTGTACCATACAACCTGAACTTTGAGCTACAAATCTACGCTAGAAACGTGGATGATGGCACACATATTGTAGAACAGATTCTACCCTACTTCAACCCAGACTATACCGTTAGTGCTGATCTTATTCCAGAGATTGGGTTTATTCGTGACATTCCAATCAGTCTGAACAGCGTATCTAATGACATTCAGTACGAAGGCAACTTCGAATCAGTACGCTATGTTTATTGGACACTTAGCTTTACCATGCGAGTTGACTACTACGGCGCTATCAGTGAGCCTAAGATCATTCGCAAGGTCTTCGCTAACATCTATGAAGACCCTTCAGTGCAGGCTGGTCATATCATTCGTATCAACACCAGTGCAGGAAACTCAGGTGATTATCTTGTTGGAGATATAGCATATCAGGGCAACGATTATCAGACAGCCACAGCTTTTGGAACAATTTATGCTTGGAGTAATAGCACAGGCAAGCTAGTTATAACTGGTGCACAAGGACAATTTGTTGCTGGTCAAAATGTTAAATCAGCATCTTCTAATGCATCTTACAATCTTTCTTCATTTGAAACAACACCACTAAAACTGGTAGAAATCAAGATTGAACCTGATCCTATTGATGCTCAACCTGGCGACGATTACGGATTTTCAACCACTATTTCAGAATGGCCCAATATACAATGAATAAATCACATGAAGCTATGAGCAATGCCCTTGGTATCGAACATGAATTGCCTATTGTTGCGCCTAAGCAAAATATTATAGAACCTATGCCTGTTTCAGATGCTCCAGATCAAGAAGAAGATTACCGACTATCACGTAAAACGTTTCGTGATCTAATCAATAAAGGTAATGATGCTATCGAAGACTTAACTGACCTAGCAAAGCAGTCTGAGAGTCCTCGCGCGTATGAGGTCCTCTCCACACTAATGAAGACCGTTGCTGACGCAACCAAGGACCTCTATGATCTTCAGAAGAAGACTAAAGAGCTAAAGAATGAAGGTAAAAAAGTTGAAGCAACCAACGTTAACGTTGAGAAGGCTGTTTTCGTAGGATCTCCAACAGACCTACTAGACCAACTGAAGGATGTAAAGACTATTGAGTAGACAGGGTTATAACGGTAATCCCAATCTTCCAAGAGAAGACTATCTCCATGCATACACTCAAGCCGAGAAGGATGAGTTCAAAAAGTGCATGATCGATCCCGTTTACTTTGCTATCACCTACATGCGTATTATCAACGTCGACCACGGTCTGATGCCTTTTCGCATGTGGGACTTCCAGAAGGATATGCTCCAAACATTTCACCAAAACCGCTTTTCTATCTGTAAACTGCCAAGACAGGTCGGAAAAACGACAACATCTGTTGCATTTTTGCTACACTACATCCTCTTCAATAAGAACGTCAATGTAGCTATTCTTGCTAACAAGGCAGGCACAGCCCGAGAAATCATGGGTCGTCTCCAGTTGGCTTTCGAATATCTGCCTAACTTTCTGAAGCAGGGTGTTAAAGAGTGGAACAAGGGTTCGATTGAGCTAGCCAATGGTTCTCGCGCTCTAGCAGACTCTACATCTGGTAGTTCTATTCGTGGTAGATCATTCAACGTAGTGTTCTTGGACGAGTTTGCGTTCGTTCCTAACAACATCGCTGAAGCCTTCTTCATGTCTACCTACCCTACAATTTCTTCTGGTAAGAGCACCAAGGTGATCATCGTATCGACGCCTAACGGCTTGAATCACTTTTATCAGATGTGGGAGAACGCCACAACCAAAGACCTTGAGAAGAAGTCAGAATATGTGCCAATCGAAGTACACTGGAGCATGGTGCCTGGTCGTGACGAGGAGTGGAAACAGCAGACAATCCGTAACACCTCTGAAGATCAATTCCGTCAGGAGTTTGAGTGTGAGTTCATTGGCTCATCTAATACACTTATTCACCCAGCCAAGCTAAGATCGCTAGTGTGGCATCGTCCAGTGCGTTCAGACGGCTTCTTAGATATCATGAGAGAGCCGACACCAAACCGCGTTTACGCCATGACAGTAGACGTTGCGGAAGGTCAAGGTCTAGACGCTTCGACCTTCTCTGTGTTTGACGTTACTGAGATACCATATCGACAGGTCGCTAAATACAAAAACAACAAGATTACACCATTACTATTCCCTACCGTCATTCTACAGACCGCTAGAATGTACAATGACGCTTTCGTGCTTGTAGAAATTAACTCTATTGGTCTACAGGTAGCGGACATCCTACATTTTGAACTAGCATATGAGAACTTGATCAAGATTCAGGTCAAAGGAAAACAAGGTCAGCAGTCTACTCCGGGCTTCACAAAGAAGATCGCCTATGGTCTTAAAACTTCTGTCCAAACCAAAAACATTGGTTGTGCTAACCTGAAAACGCTGATCGAGAGCGATAAGTTGATCATTAACGATCAGGACACGATTTCTGAGCTAATGACCTTCTCAGCCGACAAGAAGACGTTTAAAGCTGAAGAAGGTAATAACGATGACTTGGCTATGACTTTGGTACACTTTGGATGGCTAACCGCTCAGAGATATTTCAAAGAAAACATCAAAAATGACATCCGTTCAGTTCTCCAGGCTGAACAGATGAACTTGATGGAAGCTGACGTTACGCCCATGCCTATTATTGATGACGGGCTAAATAACAATGACTATGAAGTGGATGAAGCTGGTAATCTATGGTTTGAAGATCGCCAGAGACGCTTTCCTTGGGATGACTTGAACTTTAAGGCAAGGCTGTAAAACTCGCTTTTTCTAAATAATAGAGAATAATTATCCATTTCACAAAGGAGAAATACTATGGCAAATCTATTGTCACCTGGTGTATATGTATCAGAGGTAGACCTAACAACGATCATTCCGTCAGTTGGTACCTCTGAGGGTGCATTCGTCGGTGAGTTTGAATGGGGTCCAGTTAATGAGGTCCGACTAATCACCAACCAGTCTCGTCTGGTGGCTACTTTTGGTCGTCCAACAAACAACACTTATGTTGATTTCTGGACAGCATCTAACTTCTTGGCTTACGGCAACAACCTAAGAGTTGTTCGTGTGGTCGATGAGAATGCAAACAATGCTACTGACGGCACCACTCAAGTTCGAATCGACAGCAAGGACGCTTATGAGCTTGGATACGAAGACCTAAGCGCGCCACAAACATCAGGCATGTTCGCAGCTAGATATCCTGGCGATTTTGGTAATAGCTTGACTATTGCCATGTGTACAAATGCTACAACTTTCAAGTCTCCAATGAGCTTGCAGGCTAACCTTAAGGCTGGCAACACAACCATTCAATTTACTAAGAACCCAGGTAATGCTGACGCTACAAGAAACATTGCCAATGGTGATATCCTTACATTCAAGACAGCAGCAAATACTCTTGCTGGTTTCCACGAAGCAAAGGTTGTTTACGTATCGCCTCTTAACGACACAATCATTGTTGACTCTGCTCCAACACAGAATGCTAACCTTGCATACGTTGAAGCACGTTGGGAATATGCTGATCGCTTCGATGATGCTCCAGGCACATCTGACTATGCAGCAACTCTAAACGGCGCTAATGACGAAATCCACATGGTTGTGGTTGACAAGGACGGCAAGTTCGCAGGTCAGCGCGGTCGTGTACTAGAAGTGTTCCCATTCTTATCTAAGGCTGTTGACGGTCGCAGAGAGAACGGTTCTGCAAACTACTATGTAAACGTAATCAAGCAGCGTTCAAACTACGTATACGTTATCAACCCACCAGATGGTCTATCTGGAGACTGGGGTAGATCGGTCATCGGCAACACCTTCGGTGACGGCGATGGAAAATATAAGGTAACGCTAACAGGTGGATCTGATGCTGTAACAGGATCAGCAGCAAGAGTTACTGCATTGCAGAGATTCTTCGGCAATAAGGAAGATTTCGATATCTCACTAGTTCTAACTGGCGAAGCAGATGAAACCCTTGTTACCGCTGTTAAGGATCTAGTTGAGGGTCGTGGCGATTGTATCGCATTCATCTCTCCAAAGAAGGCTGATGTTGTTAATAACGTTGGTAAAGAAGCACTATCAGTTGTAGCTTATCGCGATACTCTTCCATCTTCTAACCGTCTGGTTATGGACTCAGCTTGGAAGTATCAGTTCGACAAGTTCACCAACACCTATCGTTGGCTTCCAATGAACGGTGATATCGCCGGTTGCTGTGTTTACACAGATCAGCTTCGCGATGCATGGTGGTCACCAGCTGGCTTCTCACGCGGTAAGATCAAGAATTGCATCAAGATTTCTTGGAACCCAGAACAGGGTGAGAGAGATGAGCTTTATAAGAAGGGTATTAATCCAATTGTAACGTTCCCAGCCGAAGGTACAATCCTTTACGGTGATAAGACAATGCAGACTCGTCCTTCAGCATTTGACCGTATCAACGTTCGTAGACTGTTTGACGTTCTTGAAAGATCAATCTCAAGAGCAGCCAAGTACTCTCTATTTGAATTCAACGATCAGTTTACTCGCGCACAGTTTGTATCGCTTGTTGAGCCATACCTCCGTGACGTTCAGGGTCGTCGCGGTATCTATGACTTCCGCGTAGTGTGCGATGAAACAAACAATACTCCTGAAGTGATTGACAGAAATGAGTTTGTTGGTGACATTTACATCAAGCCAGCACGTAGCATCAACTTTATTAGATTGAACTTCGTCGCTGTACGTACTGGTGTAAACTTCGATGAAATCACAGGCAAGTTTTAATTAGACACATAAATAGAAAGAATTAGGAGTAAAATAAGATGGCTTTTAATATCCAGCAGTTCAGAGGAGAGATGAAGGGAGATGGCGCAAGACCAAATCTCTTTGAATGTCGCATCACTTTCCCAACTCTCCCAGGTTTGCCAAGTGATGCACAGCAAACATACACATTCATGGCTCGCGCTGCACAGCTACCTGGTTCCATTGTGAACCAGGTGCCTGTCAATTACTTCGGTCGTGAACTAAAGTTTGCTGGTAACAGAATCTTCCCAGAGTGGACTGTTACCATCATTAACGATGAAGACTTTAAGGTAAGAAGTGCTTTTGAAATTTGGATGAACGGTTTGAATTCTCATAGAAACAATCTTCGTTCACAGCTAATGACAAACACAACCGAATATCAGAAGGACGGCTATGTTGTCCAGTATGGTAAGGAAGGTGCAATTCTTAAGTCTTACAAGTTCATCGGTATGTTCCCAACAGAAGTATCGCCAATCGATCTAGATTGGAGTGCTAACGATGTTATCGAAGAATATTCAGTAACATTCGCTTATCAGTGGTGGGAGCAGATTCCTGGCGATCTATCGGCAACTCGCAACGTACCAGTATACTAATATAATATGAATGTGGCGGGAGAAGCAATTCTCCCGCCTTTTAACCTTGGAGCCCTGAATGGTACAGCTTTTTGGCTTTGAAATAAGCCGCAAGAAACAGCAAGACAAAGACGAACAGAATAAATCGTTTGCTTTACCGCAGAACGATGACGGTGCCGTTACATTACAAACTGGCGCTTATTATGGAACATATGTAGACCTTGACGGTGTAGTTCGTAATGAAATCGAACTCATCACTCGCTATCGCGAAATGGCTATGCAGCCAGAGCTAGAAACAGCTATTGATGAGATTGTCAACGAAGCTATTGTTCAGGAAGATTCTGGTAAGACAGTTGAAATCAATGATGATGAACTAAAGCAGCCAGCAGCAATCAAGAAGAAAATCCAAGAAGAGTTTGACTTCATTTTGAAGCTACTCAACTTTGGTAACATGGGCCACGAAATCTTTAGACGTTGGTATATCGACGGTCGTTTGTTCTATCATGTTATCATTGACGATAAGTCGCCTTCTAAAGGCATTCAAGAGATTCGCTACATTGACCCTCGCCGTATCCGTAAGGTGAGGGAAATCCAAAAGACAAAAGAGCCTGGCACAGGCATGGAAATCATTAAGAAGGTCAATGAGTATTACCTATACAATGAGCGCGGTGTCATTGGTATGCACTCAAACATGGGCACCCGTATCGCAGTTGACTCTATTGTAAACGTCAACTCAGGACTTATGGATGCAAAGCGCACCAT